CTCATTGCTTATTCCATTTCTTTTTGCTGAATCACTTCTTGTAACTTCAGCAAGTGATAAGTGTTTACTTAGTTGCATCTTTTTCTTTTTTAGTACCAAAATAATAACTAAATATCATTAAGGTAAGAGTTTTTATTAAATCAAATAATTGGTCATTTTGATGGTCTGATAATAAAGGCATACCAAAAGCTACTACCTTATCTACTACAAATACACCAACTAAAGCTGTAAATACTAACAGTATAAATCTAACAAGTATTTCTTGTGTGTTGTCTGAAAACATTCTATTTACATAATAAACAGAATAGGCAATAAATGACATTGCAAGTATTACAGCAAATATTGTTATGTATACGTTACTTGTACTAAACATGTTATTAGTTTTTTATATCATCAACATCGTTAGAGAATTCTTTTGCTCTGTTAATTAGGTTTTTTAAATTTTTCCAAATATTTATCTTAAGAGCAGCTTCTATATTCTCTTTAATTGATGTAATCTCTACTAGAATAAGAAGAACACATGCAACTTTTGTAGAAAAGAATTGAACTGAAACAACGTTTAACAATAGTTCGTTCAATAAAAATTTATCAATTGGATAGAGGACAATAATTGATATCTCATAAAGAACCATTTTGCTTATTATGTTTGACAACTTTCTACTACGAATAGATTTCCACCCATCCAATTTAACTGATTTATAAATACCTGTGAATGTGTCACATAAGATTGCTAGACCTACAACCATGACTAACTGTTGAATTGGTGCAAAGAATAAGACTAGGGCTGCTAATAAGTTCAGAAAGAATGCTTTCATTTTGTTATTTTTAGTATAAGCAAAAATAGGCATTTCTGTATTATTATTGTTAACGATATTTAAAGTTTTGCCCATAATATAGCATTGTTATCTATTATTATTTTCTTCTTGCTTCTGCAGATGTTCTAACGCCCATCACCTTTGCTGCATCTGCATCAACTAGTGGTAATGCCTCGTTTAACGCTTGAGATCCTACAGGAAATAAATTTATAAAATATTTAATTGGATATGTTTTATCTGCTTCTTTTTCATCTCCTATTGCTGTATAATACACTTCTTTTCTTAAAGCATTAAGAAGACTTCCAAACTTTGAAAAAATTCCTAAAGAAGGAATAATAGACCCTCTTGTCATTTCGTCTGCAGATATTGGATTTACATAAAATAAAAGTTCATCAGACACTTTGTTTACTAATTTTGCAAAATACTTATATCTATTCTTAGTTAGTATATCTTCATCATCATCAGGAGCAGCAAGTTTTGCAGCAATTAACAATGCAAGAATTCCAACTATAAGTTTAAGTTCTTTATACATATTAGTTATTTGAGATCTCATTAAATCTTGGAACTCTTCTTCAGATATAATTAGTTCTTTTCCTGTCTGTAAATAGTATTGTTGTTTCTTTGCTTCTAACATGTCATTTAGTATAGCAAGTCCTTTGTCTGTTCCAAGTGTAATATCTCTAAGATCTGATATGTTCTTAAATCCAATTTCACTTAACGTTGAAAAGAAAGCTCTATATCTACCATATTCCCATTCATTTGTTACAGTGTTTTTTGTAATGGTTTTATATCTAACAGACATAAGTTTAGGAATCCATCCTTTAAACATCATGAATGAATTAAATATAGTGTCTCTTCTATATCCCATCTTATCATCATTACTCATTTGCCCTGTAATGTTTCTTGCAAAGTCAACAATAGTCATTCTAAAATTAGCAAGCTCTTCATTACTAACTCCATCTATAACTAGTTCATCATTTTCAATCTTTGATAATTTTTTTAATGAAGTGTCTCCTTCTTTAAGAGCTTTAACTCTTTCTTCAAATGAATCTTCTAATGCTTTTCTTTGTTCAAATGACAATCCCTTTCTAGCTTTTCTATCCAAAGCTCTTAAATGTTGTCTGATATTTATAATCTTTCCATTAACTACAATAGAATTATCAATCATTGTTAAAGCATTTGCCATCTCTAGCTTCTTTTCACCAAAAGAGTTTGTAGACATCATTACATCAGAGAAAGTCCATGTTGCTAAATAGCTTGCATATGATTTTTTCTCTGCTATCATTCTTTGTTTTAGTTCTACAACACTTTCTCCTGTAAGAGGAACAATTGTATCAAGAAGAGCTTTTTCAATTAAATCAAGTCCTTTACCAAAAGGTGTTGAAACTTTTCCATTATTTTTTTGAAACTCTCCTGGAAGATAAATTCCTGATGAACTAATGTACATTTGCATTTGTGTACCAAACCAGTTGGCTGCACCTACTAAAGGTTTTAAACCAAGTGCTAAGTTTCTAATATATGTATCACCTGTTTTTAATAATTTCTTTGTAGATATAGTTCTATCTTCTACTTTATCTTTATTTTTTGATAATTTAGAAACAGTGGAAGTCATTAATATGTTACCCATTGAATTTAAATTCTCTGTTATTCCATATAGATAATCATCTAATATTGATTGTAATAGCGTTGCATTTTCATTTTCTGCACGTTCTTTAGGAGTTCTTCCTTCGAATATAACTTCTCCTTTATTATCTGTAATTAATGATCCTTTAGATTCTTCAACTGAATGCATTACTAATAATGGAAACTCTAAATCTTTTGTAGATTCATATTCCATTAAAGATTTAATCCACATGAGCCCCACTTTGTTAAGGTCTGTAGATAGTTGTGATGCATTTTTATTAGTTCTTGTGAAGTATTTAGGAATAACTCTTTTTAATTCACCTGTCTCTTCATCAACTTTTGCATACAGTTGTTCTTCATTAGGGTTTATACTATACATGTCTTTAAAGAAGTCTTTAGTTTCTTTTAATACATTTCCTGATTGTGACATCTTTTGAAGAGTGGTTGCTTCTATTAATGGAAAGAAAGACAATCCTTGTTTATCTAGATATCCCATCTTTCTAGCTTTGTCATTTAGTTCTGTAAAGAAGTTCCAAACCTTTAAAGCATTCTCACTTTTAGACATTTCTAAAAACTCTTTAGACAAATGACCTTCCTCAATCATTGCTTGTCTATAATAATATTGAAAAGTGTAATTCTCAAACCCTTCAAATTCTTTTGATGTAATATCTATAGAGCTTTTAAATTGTTTTTTTCTTCTCTCTCTTATTTTAGCATCTTCTTCTTCCTCTGAAGAGAACTGTGTTCTATCTAACTCATCAAGAGTTCTTTCAATCAAAGGATCTGTTAATGCTTTATATTCTTCTAAATCTAAATTATCTAATAAAAATTGTCTGTTTCCTTTTTCTTTAGCAGTTTTGATTGCTTGTAAAAAATCAGAATCTAATTTCTTAATTAATCTAGGTCCTGTTTCTGTAATAGAACCAATCATTTCAAAAGCTGTTTTGCCTTTTAGTTTTGCTTCTTCTTCTAAAGGAATTAATATTTTTGAATAGTTGTTTGCAACTTTACTAAAATTAACATTGATTAAATTTTTAGCTTTTAAATAAACTTTAGCTGCCAATTGAATAATTAATGGAGAAAGTTTTGAACTTTCTAAGAAGTTTTTATCTAAACTAGAAACTAACTTCTCAGCTTTTAATATATCTTCTGCATTATCTTCTTCAACTATTCCTTCTTTCAATCCTTTTTGAAAAACATATTCTTGTTGAAGAGATAATATTTCTTTTAGTTTTCTTTTTATTCCAGCAGAAAGTCTATCAAAATTATTTAATAATTTTAATTCTTCAACTGACATATTCTCTCTAGGTATATATGATGTATATACATCACTTAATTGTGTAAACTTCTCAGCACTTCTTTGATACTCTATTAACTTTTGAAGTTTTGTGTTTAGTTCATCTTTAGATAGAGTGTTATAATCTATACCATCAAACTCTTGTATAGTTAACTCCATATCATTTAAGAATGTTTTAGCAACATCATATACAGGAAAGAAGTTAAGTTTTAAATGTAAGTTTCTAATGGCCAAACTTAGTTGTTCTAGTTTTAAATTTTTAGAAAACTTTTCTTCTGGTTTAGTACCAGACTTATACATTTTTTCATATAACTTTCTAAGACTAGATATGAATGTATCAACAGATTCATTTCCTGTAGATTCAAAATCAACAGGAACAGGAAGTAAATAAACATTTGTTTCTTTTGTTGAATCTATTTTACCTATTTCAACAGAACGTGCAACAAGTCCTGAAGCTTTATTGTTCTTAATAGCATATCTATAGTTTGTTACAAAAGGAATCATTCTTGCTCTTCTTAATTGATTTCTTTCTACACCTAAATTATATGCCATTTTTGTATATTCTCCCATCTGCTCTTTCCATTCATCTTGTTTATACCAAGGAATGTCTAGATTAGATTCTGTATTAAAGCTTGTAAACTTCCAGTCTAATATATCAACTTTAACATCTGGTTGTCCTTTGCTATTCTTAATAGGTTCAAAAGCCATGAAGTCAATTTTAGAACCAATACCACCTTTAACTTTTAAATTAGCCACTTGCGTTTCAATTAAGAATCTTGTACCATCTTCATATGATGCTATAAGTTCTTTTGCAAAAATGATTATAGATTTTTTTACATCATCATTTAATGGTGTATCTATCTCTTCTTCTCTATCAGTTAATAATGCATATCCATCTTTACTGATAAGATTCTTTTTGATATATCTTTCTAAAAAATTATGACCTTCAGTTCCCCATGCTTTTTTCTGATCATCTAATAATTTTTCTTCATCTGTTCTTTTAAGATCTTTCTTTTTCTTTAATGTTGTAACTGTAAAATCTAAAGGTTTATCATCATATGTATAATGTCTTTTTTCATTTTCTGTAGCATCAAGAAGATTCATTCTAGAATCCATATCTTTAAACTTATTAAATGTTTCATTTACTTTTTGGTTTTCTTCTAATTGAAAAAATACACCTTCTCCTTTAAACTCTGCAGGAGCAGTTTCCATAAACGATTTGAATCCTTCTATATCTTCTTCATTACCTAATATGTGAATTTGTTCTGGTTCAAATACTACATATTCTTTTTTAA